ATTCGCCCGACCCCCCGTCGACGACGTGTTCGTGCGCGTATTCCGGCGTCACGACGACGTGTTGGTTGACGCCGCCAAGTTCGACGGCGACGGTGTAAGACCGCTTGTTCACGTCGACGACGCGCCCGGGTTTGTGACAAACACGAACGGGCGTGTTTTGGAAGTCGTCGCGGGTGGGCTTTCCGTCGGCTTCGGTAGTGGTTCGCACCATACCCCTACTTGTGGCCGCCGTGTAATAAATGTGTTGCTGTTACACTATTCGGACAAGCCCTTTGCGTCGTCGACGTAATCCCAACCCGCATAGTAACAGTATGTCGTGTCGGGCTTCCGCGCCGGCGTCACCGACGTCGCTATCGAAAGTCCCCGTCCGTCACGATCGGATTCAAGCCGGTCGAAGAATCCGTCGTCGGTGCCGAATTCCCACCCGTCGCCGTGAACCAATTGGCACGTCCCCATAGGGTAATCCGACGGATCGACGAATTCGTCGCGGTTGGGGTCGTATGCTTCGTCTGCGTTCATACCCGACACTTCGGGTTCTAACACGATCGCCCGGTGCGGTTCCCCGTCACCGTCGACATACGTGACGCGGGCACCGACCATATTATCGCTACCGACAAGGTCGGACGTCGAAATTCGGTGTGCCCGTTTCACGACCCGTAAGACGTCGGCGAAGTTCGACTTCCCGGTCTTGCCGAAGGCGTCGATTAGTGCTTGAAGCAAGACGTCTTCGTCGACGGTATAGTCGAAGTCTAAGTCGTCGAACGCTTCGTTCAAGTCTTCGTCGTCTAACGAAGGCATACCCGACCGTTCGTCGCCGGGTCGCTTATAGGTTCGTATATAAGTGCCGACGCCCAACTTAAACCGTCACGTTTCCACCGACCGACCACGCGCTTCAAACGCCAAAGTCACTTCGACCAAGTATGCGGAAAACGTATTGTCGTCTAAGAAGGTAATGTCGGCGAATAGCACCCTGCCGAAGTCGGCGGGGGCGAACGTTCCCGACCCTTGGTTTTGAACTTCGATTGCCCGACGGAATTCGTCGAATAGTTCGTCGCGGCGGTTTTCTTCGGACGATTTTATTTCGACGAACGCGGCGGCGTCTATGTCTTGTGACGATAGCGGCAAGTCGTGGTATTCGATCGCCGTCGGGTTCGTCTTCGAAAATTCGACGTAATCATACACTTGTAGGTCGCGCCCCTTGCCTATGTCGTCGGATTTGTCGATAATCGGCTTTTCGCCCGACGTGTTCGACGGTTCCCATTCGGTGTCGACCGCGTCGACGGTGTCGTCGACGACCTTTGATATACTTGGTTGGGTCATACGCTTAGTGATTCACGCCCTTCGGCACTTGCTACTTCGCTCCCCGATTGTTCGACCACGACAAACCCCGATTGTAGTAGGGTGCCCCGGTCGGTCGCTTCGTCGGCGACTATTTCTTGGGATTGTTCGAACGCAAAGTCGACGGTTCGGGTAATGGCCTTCCGTGCCGCGTCGGGGTCGTCGGTGCCTTCGTATGCTTCTAAGAAGTCGGTGCCGGCTTGCTTCGCGGCTTCGAACCCCCGATTCAAGAAGTAAACGCCGTCTGTCCCCGATTCGGCGATCGACGTGACGACGATCCAAGCGACCGCCCGTTGTGCCCCTTCGACGGTGTCGGCTTGTTCTTCGCCGGCTTGCTTCAAGCCCGCGTCTAAGTCATTCCATTTTCGCTTTACCCATTCGAATAGCGGTTCAAAGGGGGGCGACGTCCCCGTATATTCGGTCGGGAATTCGATATAGGCGGCGTAATCGGCCCCGTATCCGACGACCGCGTCGACGTCCAATAGTTCGAAAAGGTCGCCTACCTTCGATACGTCGACGTCGACCGTGACATTCGAAGTTCCTTGCGTCGGCATAGGTTAGGCCCGCCGGTAGTTCCGTAGTTCGTCTTTCGCGTCGGTCTTGAATTGGTTCGCGGCCGACGATAAGTCGGGTGAATCGTCGCCCGTGTTCGGAATGACTTCGCCGTATTGGTCGCCGCCGATTAGCCGGGCGACGACCCACATAGCGACCGCGTCGCGCACGCCTTGGGTCACTTCGGTCGACACCGAATACGTCGTCGACGCACCGAACGTTTCCGCCCCGGTCGTGTAATCGGTGACAGAATGCGGGAACCCATAGCGGTAGGACACCCGAACCCGATAGTCGCCGCCGCGAAGGTCTTGCCCCGCCGTCGTCGTCGCTACCGGGGTGAATAGGCGCACGTCGGGCCGGAAGACGCCTTTTCGATTCGATAGGACATACGACCCGTCGGCCCGCCCTTCGTCGGTCGTGACGTCGTTTGTCGACCGTTCGTTTAGCACGACGACCGCGTCGCCTTCGCCGTCGTCGATCGGCTTTACGTGATTGTGCGGAAGGTCGACCATAGCCCGCGACGACGTTTCGGCCCCCGATTGGGTTCGCTTCCGGTGTCGACGCCGGCGGTGACGGGCCGACTTTTGCTTGTGTGAAAACTTAACCCGCTTTTCTACCGCTTCGGCCTTCCGGGTTCGCCAAGCCCGCTTCGTGAACGTGTCGGCCTTCCCCGACATTCGGAAGATTAGGTCGTCGACGGCCTTCTTCGTTAGACCGCCGGTTTGTAGCGCCGACGGGTCGTCGGGTAAGTCGGGATATTTCTTGTTACGGATATGGGCGAAGACGTCGCCGGGCGAACAATACACGACGTCGTCGTCGACCAATCGTGTTTCGGTGACGGGCATACACGACGGACGGTGCCGCCGCTACTTAGGCGTTCACGGCGCGAAGAAGAAGTCGTAGCGGTTACGCTTCGACCCAATCGTGCTTTTCCCCGCCCGCCGCCGTCCCCCGGTCGGTCGTGTT